TAGGAATCGTATTACTAAGCTTCTTGCTGATTGGGGACTCATTACGATCCTGAATGAAGATTCGATTATTGATATCGCACCTCTGAATCAGATCAAGGTTCTGTCCTACAAAGACAAACAGGACTGGACTCTGGAACAGAAATACAACATTGGTAAGAGAGGAAAGACTGAAGAAGCCGAATAAATATCTCTGAGTCTTTCGTGCAGACTCTACGAATGTCGGAAACCCCTATAAGACGGTGTAGTTATCACTACATCGTCTTTTTTCGTATCTGTTATAATTAGTATGTAAGAGGTTCGGGTTCTACGGAACCCCCTTTTACGCCAAAGATGCCTTCGGGGTCTTTACTTAAAATACTCGCTTACTAAGGAGAACTATGTCTACACTAGCAAGGTACAATGTTGCCAATATCGACCAACTAGTCGATCGAATCGCAAGAAATAGTATCGGGATGGAGGATTACTTTAATCGTATCTTCACTCTTGATTCCACTAACAATTATCCACCTTATAATCTCGTTGCTGTAAACGAAGACGAATCAAGACTAGAGATTGCTCTAGCAGGTTTCGGTAACGAAGATGTAAAGGTATATACAGAAAGAGGCAAACTGACTGTTGAGGGATCTAAGGTTGATAAGACCTCTGATGACGCATATGTCCATCGTGGACTCGCACAGAGATCTTTTACAAGATCTTGGAACATTGCTGAAGATACCGAGATCAAATCCGTTGACTTTATTAATGGTCTCTTGACTGTTGTGATGGGTCGTGTGGTTCCTGAGAAACATCAGAGAAAACTTTGGTTTGGAACTGAAGACAATTCATAGTATGATCTGATACTAAAAGTGTATCACCATGATACACTTTTTCTATATAATAATGTACCACGGAGGACGACTTATGAATCTCACAGCCGCCACTCTTACAATTGGGACCGTAATGACTCTTTTTTTCAATGGGGCCATTGGAAGCACATTTTCCTAATGGACCCCCTAAAGTAGAAATCTTTCTAACAACTCCATAAATAAAACTGAATATCGTCGCCACTGACGGAGGGGTAACTGGCCAAATCCAGTTGACACCCCTCTTTTTTGTTGGTATAATTTTTTTAGGAAAAACTGTAGAAAAATGAGTGTAAGACTTTTAACACTGAAATCCACTGAGGATGTGATCGCAGACGTTCAGGAAATGGTCGTTGACGAGAAGGTGGTTGGTTACTACCTGAAGTATCCCTGCAAGGTTAATCTTATTGCTGATGTTGCTGAGCAAAAAGGATCTTCCCGTCTTCCATCAAAGATTCAACTCCTTCCTTACATGCCAATGAGTAAGGAGAAAACGATTCCTGTGGTCGCTGACTGGGTAGTTACAATCACGGAACCAGTTGACCAACTTTTGAATATGTACACCGAAGGAGTAAACAAGTATGAAGCCCCTGAAAATTTTAATACTGATGAACAATCAGAAGCTTCTAACGCAGATTGAAGAAGTGTCTGGTGAACTTGGTGATCCAGATTGTAAGTTGATTGAACCATTTGTCCTTTCAGATGACGGGACACTATCCCCTTGGTTGGTTGACATTACAAAACAAAACACCTTCATGATTCACTCTGACAAGATCTTGACTCTTGTAGACCCGAATAGTAAACTATCTGAGAAGTACGAAGACCTGGTTAAGTAATGCGCTTTTATACTAATGTCCAGGTCGTTGGTAACAACTTTCTGGTTCGTGGATATGAAAATGGGAGAAGTGTTATCTTCAAAGAAGAATACTCTCCTACTTTGTTTGTCAAATCAAATAGAGAGACAAAGTATAAAACACTTGAAGGTGAAAATGTAGAACCTATTCAGCCAGGTACGGTAAGAGATTGTAGAGAATTTTACAAAAAGTATGATGATGTAGACGGATTCAAGATCTACGGTAATGACCGTTATGTTTTCCAGTACATTTCTGACAAATATCCTGAAGATGAGATCAAGTTTGATATCAAGAAGATTAATCTTGTAACGATCGACATCGAGGTTAAATCTGAGGAGGGATTCCCTGATCCCGATTCTTGTTCTGAGGAGTTGTTGACCATCTCCATTCAGGATTACGCGACTAAGGAGATTAAGACTTGGGGTAGAAAGCCATATACTCCTACACAGGACAATGTGACTTACTATCACTTTGAGGATGAAGTTGCAATGCTCAACTCATTCTTATACTGGTGGAATACAAATCCTCCAGAAGTTGTGACTGGTTGGAACTGTCGTTTGTATGACATTCCGTATCTCTGTGGTCGTATTGATCGGATCATGGGATTGAAGAAACTCAAACTCATGTCTCCTTGGGGTATTGTGAGTCATGAGACTGTGTTCATTAATGGTCGAGAATTCAACATATTTGATATTGCTGGTGTCACCACACTGGACTATCTTGAACTCTATAAGAAGTTCACTTACACAAACCAAGAGAGTTATCGACTGGATTATATTGCTCAAGTGGAACTCGGACAGAAGAAACTTGACCACTCTGAGTTTGATACTTTCAAAGATTTCTACAATGGTAATTGGAAGAAGTTTGTAGACTACAACATCATTGACGTGGAACTTGTTGACCGTATGGAAGACAAGATGAAACTGATTGAGTTGGCATTGACCATGGCTTATGACGCCAAGGTGAACTTTGTTGATGTGATGTATCAGGTTCGTATGTGGGATACGATCATCTACAACTATCTGAAGAAACGAGATATTGTGATTCCTCCTCGTGACAGAAGTGAGAAGGACAAGAGGTATGAAGGTGCGTATGTGAAACAACCTGTTCCTGGTGTCTATGACTGGGTGGTGTCGTTTGACTTGAACTCCCTGTACCCTCACCTGATGATGCAGTACAATATCTCTCCTGAGACTCTGGTGGAGGAGAAACATCCCTCTGCAACCATCGACAGGATCCTGAACAAGGAGATCACCTTCGAGATGTACAAGGACTATGCAGTCTGTGCCAACGGTGCAATGTTCCGTAAGGACATCAAAGGGTTCATGCCTGAGTTGATGGAGAAGATGTACGCAGAACGTAAGATCTTCAAGAAGAAAATGCTCCAGGCGAAACAGGAGTATGAGAAGACTCCTACCAAACAACTTGAGAAAGATATTGCCAAGTTCAACAACTTCCAGATGGCTCGTAAGATCGCACTGAACTCTTGCTATGGTGCGATTGGTAATCAATACTTCCGTTTCTTCAAACTTGCGAACGCAGAAGCCATCACACTTTCTGGACAAACATCTATTCGTTGGATTGAGAATAAGGTAAATGGTTATCTAAATAACCTGTTACAAACAGAAGATACAGATTATGTCATTGCATCTGACACTGACTCAATCTATATTAATTTCGGACCTGTTGTTACTAAATTTCTTAGTTCTAAATCTGGCGAAAAAGCAACAGTTGTATCGTTACTTAACAAGGTCTGCGAAGAGAAACTGGAACCTTTTATTGAACGTTCGTATCAGGAACTGGCGACGTATGTAAACGCATATTCTCAGAAGATGCAGATGAAACGGGAGAACATTGCAGACCGTGGAATCTGGACAGCAAAGAAGAGATACATTCTCAATGTGTGGGATAGTGAAGGAGTTCGATATTCAGAACCTAAACTAAAGATCATGGGTATCGAGGCTGTGAAGTCATCGACTCCTGCTCCTTGTCGGACAATGATTAAGGATGCACTGAAGTTGATGATGAACGGTACGGAAGATGATGTCATTAAGTTTATTGATGATGCAAGACAGAGGTTCAATAAGATGGACCCTGAAGATATTGCATTCCCCCGATCAGTATCTGATGTGAAGAAACACAAGAGTCACTCTACGATCTATGCAAAGGGTTCTCCTATTCACGTTCGTGGTGCTCTTCTATATAATCACTACATTAAAGAATATGGTCTCCAGAACAAATACTCCGAGATCAACAACGGTGAGAAGATCAAGTTCATTTACCTCAAGAAGGCGAACCCGATTCGTGAGAACGTGATCTCATTCATCTCGGAGTTCCCACGGGAGATTGGTGTTGACAAATACATCGACTACGAACTACAATTCAACAAAGCTTTCCTTGAACCACTCAAGACAATCCTTGATGCAATCGGATGGAATGTTGAAAAGACTGTAAACCTTGAACTATTTTTTGGCTGATGGATTTCCTAAAAGACATTGTAAAAGAGATTGGAGATGACTACACAAAACTCGCCGCAGACATCGACGACACTGAGTCTTATGTGGACACGGGTTCGTACATTTTTAACGGACTTGTTTCAGGGTCTATATTTGGTGGTGTATCTGGGAATAAGATTACTGCCATTGCTGGGGAGTCTTCTACTGGAAAAACTTTCTTCAGTCTTGCTGTCGTCAAGAACTTCCTTGATTCTAACCCTGATGGGTATTGTCTATATTTTGACACTGAAGCCGCTGTTAACAAATCTCTTCTCGCAAGTCGTGGGGTAGACCTGAGTCGGGTCGTTGTTGTAAACGTTGTTACAATTGAGGAGTTTAGATCCAAAGCTCTCAAGGCTGTAGATATATACTTGAAAAAACCTGAAGATGAACGCAAACCTTGTATGTTTGTGTTAGACTCTCTGGGTATGCTGTCTACTGAAAAAGAAATCAGTGACGCCTTGGCAGACAAACAAGTTCGGGACATGACCAAATCTCAACTTGTCAAGGGTGCATTCAGAATGTTAACCCTTAAACTTGGTCAAGCAAACATTCCTATGATTGTTACCAATCACACCTATGATGTTATCGGATCTTATGTACCGACTAAAGAGATGGGAGGAGGCAGTGGCCTCAAGTATGCCGCAAGTACGATCATTTATCTCAGCAAGAAAAAAGAAAAGGATGGAACGACTATTGTCGGAAACCTTATCAAGGCTAAGACTGCTAAGTCGCGTTTGAGTAAGGAGAACAAAGATGTTACGGTGCGCCTTTATTACGATGAGCGTGGTCTTGATCGATATTATGGTCTTCTTGAACTCGGTGAACTCGGTGGTCTCTGGAAGAACGTTGCAGGTCGTTATGAGATAGATGGGAAGAAGGTCTACGCCAAGGCCATCTTGAAAGACCCAGAACAATACTTCACCCCTGAGGTGATGGAACAACTTGATGTAATTGCACGAAAAGAATTTAGTTATGGAGAGAGTTGAATTTCTTGTTCTCAAGAGTCTTCTACACAATGAAGAGTTTCTAAGAAAAACAATTCCCTTTATCAGAGCAGAATACTTTCAAGATCACAATCAGAAGATTGTGTTCGAGGAGATTGTTGACTTTGTAAATCAATACAATGAGACACCCACACAGGAAGTCTTGAGTATTGAGATTGAAAAGAGGAATGATATAAACGAGACATCGTTCAAAGAGTTGGTTCACCTGGTCAGTAACCTGACTGAGGAACCTCAGGAGTTTGAGTGGTTGTGTAACACCACAGAGAAGTGGTGTAAAGAACGTGCAATCTATCTTGCACTGATGGAGTCGATTCAGATTGCAGATGGTCAGGATGACAAGAAGTCTCCTGATGCAATCCCTTCTATCCTGTCTGATGCACTCAGTGTCAGTTTCGATAATCATGTGGGTCATGACTACCTACAAGACTATGAAGAACGATATGAGTTGTATCACAAGAAAGAAAGTAAGATCGAGTTTGATCTTGAGTACTTCAATAAGATCACCAAGGGTGGTCTACCAAACAAGACCCTGAACATTGCCCTTGCAGGTACAGGTGTTGGTAAGTCTCTGTTCATGTGTCACATGGCATCTTCTTGTCTCCTTCAGAACAAGAATGTTTTGTACATCACTATGGAGATGGCAGAAGAGAAGATTGCAGAACGTATTGACGCCAATCTTCTCAATGTAAATATTCAAGATATTACCGAACTTCCTAAACAGACTTTTGAAACAAAGGTAAACAATCTTTCTCAGAAGACACAGGGAACTCTTATTATCAAAGAATATCCTACTGCCAGTGCACACAGTGGACACTTTAAGTCACTTCTTAATGAACTTGCACTTAAGAAGTCATTCAGGCCTGACATTATTTTCATTGATTACCTTAATATTTGTGCTTCCTCTAGGTATCGGGGAGGCAGCAATGTTAATTCATATACGATTATTAAGTCTATTGCAGAAGAACTTAGAGGACTGGCTTGCGAAGCAAACGTCCCTATCGTATCTGCCACGCAGACCACTCGTTCTGGTTATGGTAGCTCTGATGTCGAGCTTACTGATACTAGTGAGTCCTTTGGACTCCCTGCTACTGCTGATCTTATGTTTGCCCTTATTTCTACCGAGGAACTTGAGTCCCTTGGACAGATTCTTGTGAAACAGTTGAAGAACAGATACAATGATCTCAGTATCTACAAGAGATTTGTTGTGGGTATTGATCGTGCCAAGATGAGACTGTTCGATTGTGAGCAGGTTGCACAGGACGATCTCCTTGACAACAAACAAGAAGAGGAGTATAGTTATGATGAAAAACCCAAGAAGTCCTTTGACGGATTTAAATTCTGATGAAACTACGAAAGAGTGAACCTGCAATAGTGAAGTCAGATGCACCTCATTACTATGAGGTAAAGATTCCAAACCATCCTAATGGTGTACCACAAATGCACGTTGGTAATATCAAGGATGCGGAAAGAATTCTGGAGATGTATCCAGATTCAACTATGACGAAGATCTATCTTCCTCATCCACCACAAACTGTAGAAGTACAAGCAACACCTATTGAAGAACCTCTTGCACTTCCTACAATCAAAATTGAGGGTCAGGAGATCCCTATTCAACAAAATCTTCCTCAATCTGAACTTAAAGAACTTGAATTATGACCATTGATCCGCAAAAATATATTGACTTTGTTCGTCAAACCACAAGTCAAGAAAGTCTTGATTGGCCAACTTTGTCTGCACGACTGACTCATCTTGAGATGCATGATGAGGCTAATGTTACTCAACTCCTCACTGCTGCTCTTGGTATTAGTGCAGAGGCTGGTGAGTTTACTGAGGTTGTGAAGAAGATCTTCCTTCAAGGTAAACCATATACCGAAGAGAATGTTTTCCATATGAAGCGTGAACTTGGTGACATCATGTGGTATGTTGCTCAAGCATGTATGGCTCTGGACATTTCATTCGATGAGATTCTTGAGATGAATGTTGAGAAACTGTCGGCACGGTATCCTGAGGGTACCTTTGATGTACACTATTCTGAAAACCGTAAGGAGGGAGACCTGTGATTAAATTAGAATTAGACGTAAGACAAGCAGCATCTATTCGTCAGGTGCTATATAAAGAACAGAGTATTTACACATACGATCCCAAATGTGTTCCACCACGTATCGTTGACATTCGCGAAGTCATCGGTTCACTGGATACTCAGATCGAGGCTGAACTCGAAGAAGCTGCAAAAGAAATTCAAAAGCTTGAGGAGGAAGCCGCACCAGACTACGGAGTTGGGAAGTGAAACAGGTACACATCTGTCAATTATTTGATGATGGTATCTGGGAGGATAGAGCTGAAGACTGGCGTATAAAACCAGATTGTGATTCTGTTCTTTTTCTTAAGTATATTGAGGAATATCTAGTTTCCGAAAGACTACAAACTATTTCTTTTGATAGAGTAATTCACACATCTGAAATTTTGTATCCTGATTTGTCATTGGACAATTGTATTTGTTGTAATGGAGTAAAGCATAAGTTGTGTAACATCAACAAACCAGTCATTGTTGTTCACAACATGCCTAACCCATACAACAAAGAATACAAACTTATTGACGGAAAACACAGATTCAATAAAATGCGTAGTATGGGGATGACAGAATCCAAGATGTACGTCCTTGAGTTTGAAGAGATTAAACATCTATTCAAAGACATTAATCACAATAAGTATATTAAAAAATGACATACGACTTTTCTTTCGCACATTCACCAGAAGGATTCGATAATCACATCGATAAATCTATTCGTGGTTACTCAAACCTTCTAGACGATACGGTATCGTTCTCTCGATACTTTGTGGAGAATGATACTAAAGTCGTAGATGTTGGATGTTCTACTGGTAAACTCACCAAGATGATTATGGGGAACAATCCCAATCGTCAAGACGCACAATATGTTGGTGTCGAACTGGCTGGTAGTTTCTTTGGAAATCTTGATGAGAGACGTAAAGAAATTGAAAAAGAATATCCATGGGCATCGTTGGAGTGGGTCAAAGGTGATGTCACCAATTACGAGTTCAACAATTGTTCTCTTGTGACTTCACTGTTCACTCTTCAGTTCATGCCTAAACCAACTCGTCAAGATACGATCAACAATATCTACGAGGGTCTGAATGAAGGTGGTGCATTCATCTTTGCGGAGAAGTTGATGTGTGAGAATGCGTTCTTTCAAGAACTGTTGACATTCAATCACTATGACTACAAACGCAAATCCTTTACTCCAGAAGAGATCATGGATAAGGAGAAAGAACTACGTGATATGTTGAAACCAAATACTTGGGAAGAACTCAAGTCTATGATATGGTGTGCTGGGTTCAAAGACTGTCAGATCTTCTGGAGAAACCATCAGTTCGTTGGAGTTATTGCTATTAAATGATTGACATTATCCTCAGTGATATCATCTCTCAAGAAGTCCCTACAGATGATGTGGGGATTTTGTTGTCTGGTGGTGTAGACAGTTTAAGTCTAGGGTTTGCAGCAGACCGTGCAGGTAAAAGAGTTGATGCATATACTTTTCATCTTGAAGGTGATAAGTCATATGATGCTTTGAAAGCAGAAGAAGTATCCTCTAAGTTTGGGTGGAACTGTAAGACCATTGTTGTCCCTAAAGATAATCTTGCTCAAGACTTTCTCCGTCTTGTGAAAGACTACGATTGTAGAAAGAAGACACACTTTGAGTGTACGTTTCCTTTCCTCTATGTCTTCCCTGAAATCACAAACAAGTACTTACTGAGTGGGATTGGTGCAGACGGATATTATGGTGTAAGTAAGAAAGCAATCCTTCACTTCAAAACACCAAAAGAAAAGTTCGATCAATTTAGACGTAACTACTTCATGCCACATAATGTGACAGGATTTAGACAGATTGAACAACTGTGTAATGAGAGAGATATCAAACTTATTCACCCTTATATCTACCATGACGATGTGAGTAGTTTCTTCTTTCAATATGATTGGTTTGAACTCAATAAACCCAAACAAAAACAGATTGTAAGAGATGCATTTGCTGATGAGTTTGGTCGTATCAAAGCGGTAAAGGATCATATTAATCTCCAACTTGGTTCAAATATTGATCACTTGTTTGAAACACTCTTAGATGATAAGATGCTAAATAATCGTGGTAGGAAGAGGGTCATGGATCTCGCCTCTGACTATGCATCATCTGGACAAGGAACACTTCCATTATGAAACTGCCATATAAATTACAAGACGTTTATGACGGTGAGGCCCAATCAAAGTTCACCGTGATCTCTACCTTTGCTGGTGGTGGAGGATCTTCTACAGGATATCGACTCGCAGGTGCAAAGATTCTGTGTATCAATGAGTTTGTAGAAGAAGCCAGAAAGACATATGCTGCAAACTATCCATCAACACCGATTGTTCCTGACGACATCAAACAGTTGACTGGTGAAGACTTTCTCAATATCACAGGATTGAAACCAGGAGAACTTGATATTCTTGATGGATCACCACCATGTTCTGCATTCTCTGTTGCAGGATCTATGTGTCGTGGTGAGGGATCTAAACACTCTGATGGGTGGGGTAAGACAAAGAACTATTCTGACGGAAAGAAAGTGGAGAACATTGAAGATTTGTTCTTTGAATTTATTCGTGTAGCCGAAGGTATTCAACCAAAAGTCATTGTTGCTGAGAACGTCAAAGGATTGACAATTGGTGAGGCAAAGACTTATTATGCAAAGATTACCAATGCCTTTGAGGATCTTGGTTATCTCGTCACATCAAAAGTGATGAAGTCATCTCACTACGGTGTAGGTCAGGCAAGAGAACGACTCATCTTTATTGCGGTTCGTCAAGACATCGCAGACAAGATTGGTTTGAATGTACTTACAGTATCTTCACTCTTCCCTCCCACGTCATCTAAAGATACAACCATCGGTGATATTATTGATGGAGTTGAACAAGATCCTGAGTACATTCAGGGTCTTGTCGATCATATGACAAAGAGTGGTATCTACAAAAAAGTTGTGAGTAAGATGCCAAAGAATCCTAAGAAGATTCTATCTGGCATGGACTACCACGAGAAAGGTCATTGTTTCAATACGAAGAGGGCATCATTCTATAAACCCTCTCCGACCTTGACAGCAAGTGGTGGTCTGATACACTGGAAGGAAGACAGAGTTCTTTCTGTTCCAGAACTTAAGCGCATTCAGTCCCTCCCCGACGACTTCATTCTTACTGGCTCTCATTCACAACAAACTGAAAGAGTTGGTAGAATGGTACCTCCCCTCATGATGAAGGCAATTGCCGAAAACATTTACAAAGAAGTTCTATCTAAATTATGAAACTACTTACTCTCGAAGATTATCAAAAGGCTGGTGAATCATTCTGGCCCAAGTACTGGTATGTTGCCAAAGAACTTGGTGAAGATGCCAAGGCGGAAGACATCCTTAGGGTCATGGAAACTCTTGGTGGTGTGGCTCTCAAGGTTGCTCTTGAGGAAAAACTGACAGGACCCTTCGGTTTTAATAAGAAAGACGAATCAGATACATCAGAAGAATAAATATTCAAAAGAGAAAAATCATATGCTCTCGACTCAATATCGGCTTCGGCTTGAGTTCATTTGTAAATGTATCGCAAATGGTGAAGAGGTTAAATTGGATGACATGATCTGGGCAGAGAAGTTATCAAAGGCTAATACAACTGCCCGAGAAATGTTAAAGAAAGCAAGAAGACAGAACTCTCAAGATATTCAAGAGGGGACTATTGATGATTTTATGAATAGGATGGGTTTAGGTGACCCCGATCCATCCAACTACAAAACGGGGTTCGATGGTGCCGATGAAATTATCGATTGGTTCCGACAAGATAAACCAGATGATTGGAGGCAACGTGACTAAATTTTTAATGTTTACAAAAGAATCTTGCGGACCATGTGGTCTGGTCAAGAGATATATTACTGCCCTTAAGGATCCCCGTGAGAGTTCTATTCAAGAGATTTATCTTGAGGATGTAAGTGATGAACCCATTCCTGAAGAGAATATTGAACTCGCAAGGAAGTATGGTGTGACTGCTACACCTGTTCTTGTCATTGCTGATGAGGAAGGAGAACTCCTAGAGACTTACATTGGTGGTGTACCCATTACACAAAACATTCGTAAGTTGTGGACAAAGTACGATGTCTGAAAAGATTACACCTGAGACATACGAAAAGATGAATGAGGAGTTTGAGGAGGAAGGACTTGCTTTCCGAATCATTGTTCCTACCCAAAAACAAATTGATGAGTGGATTGAAAATGACAGAAACGACTGACGAGAACATCAAGAAACTAAACGCCGTTCTAGA